CACCCTGTCCCGCCGAACGGGTCAAGTATGACAGCAGGGCGGGTGGGTGCATCAGGTGTGTCACAGTCACATTCGTAGCCGATCACGGTCACGTCGCTGTTCGCGTGGTGGAACGAACCAGGTTTCTCGTTGCCGTGACCCTCAGCCCCAGCGGCCCGGTGGCGGGAGTGTGGGATGTGGGTGAACCACCCTCCCCGCTTCTCCCGTTCCACCACGGGACGACGCCCCTGGCCGCACTTGGTGCAGATACCGGTGGGTGACCACCCTTGGATTATCTTGCGGGGCAGGTCCATGGGGAACGCGGCGTAGTGCTCAGCTTCGGGTCGCAGGCTGGGTCGACCGTCCCACGACCAGGGTTCACGGGCGAGCAGCCGCATGTACGCCTCACCCTCTTTCCACGTGGGGAACCAGCACACTGTCCTGCCGCCCTGTACCAGCCTGCACTGCGGGCCGATCAGCGGCTGCACCGGCATCGTCCACACCGAACCGGGTAGACGCCCGGCGGGGTGGAGTCCTTTTTCCAGGCTGAGTGTCTGCCCGGGTTTCCCGTTGTAGATTTCCGCTGGGCGACGGCCAGGCTGCGCCCTGCCCGGCTGGAACCGGGTGTACGACGAGTCGCTGTGCGGTTCGCGGATCTCATCGATCCCGGTGAAGTACCGTCGTTCGGTCACGATGTGGAAGATGTACTCGTGGCTGGTCCTGGCCCGGTCATCAACAGATTCGGGGATGCCGTTCGTCTTGGACCAGATGATGTCCCGGCGCAACGTCAGGCCCTCATCTATCACCGCGAGCATGTACCGCTGCGGGATCCCGATCAGCGATTTGAACGGGACCCCCCACGCCGCGGGGCCACCACGCTGACCCAGTGCCTCACCACGCGACTTGCGCCGCCCGGACAGGTTCTGGTCGTGGTCCTCACGGTGACCCTGCGACGAGCAGTACGTGTCACCCAGGTTCACGAACATCGAACCTGACGGCTTCAGCACCCGGGCCCATTCCCGGGTGCATTCCATCAGCGATTCGATGTACTGCCGTGGTGTGGGTTCCGCGCCGATCTGCCCGTCGTAATGCTGCCCCTGATCGGTGTACGACCGCAGGGAGTAGTACGGGGGGCTGGTGACGATCAGGTCAACGGAATCATCAGGCAGGGGCAGGTGCCGCGCTTCCCCGCGTATCACGACACTGCGCCCGCCTGACATCAGTCCTCCTCGGGGTCTTCGCGGTGGAAGTGGCCCCAGTTCACGCGGATAGCGATGGCGTCGGCCACGGGGTGATCCTCGGTGATCTCACGGTGCTTCTCGACGTGATGCAGATGACCGGAAGCGCTCAGTATGATCGTCCGGCCGTTGTTCATCACGCAGTTAATGCACCATGCCTCACCCTGGTCCGGCATCGGGTCAAGCCAGCGTACTAGCCTGAGCCTGAACTTCACCAGCAGCGTGTTCGGGTTTGCCATTATTCCACCGCGTACACGGCGGTGGTCGCTGCGAACGCCGGGGTCCAGTCCCACTGGTCCATGACGAGCTGCTTGAATTCCCAGTCTTTGAGGGTGACGGTGTTAGCGATCTCCATTTCCAGCATGCGGAGTTCCCGGTTGTAATCAGCGGTGTGGTCCTCGGGGACGGGCAGGCGGAACGCCAGGTCGATCTTCTTCCCTGCGCGTGCGTCAGCGAGCCGCTGGTCGAGCAGTTCGATGACGGTGGCCCGGTAGGCTTCCTGCGCGGCGAGGAACTTCTCGCGGTGAGCGTCCCGGTTCTGGGTGAGAACGTCGGCTAGCTCAGCTTTGTTGATGGTGACACTAGCGGGCATCGTTACCTCCGGTGGTGTGGGGTACGTACATGGGGGAGCGGGAGTTGTAGTGTCCCTGGCAGGGGCATTCACGGCAGATGCAGACACCACCGGTGCCGTACCGCAGGAAACATCGCTGGCACATGCACCAGCAATGCCGCAGTCCCTCTTTCATGTGGAGAGCGTCGTGTTTGGGTCCTGCTGCCCTGGGGTTGGGTTGCTGATGGAGTTGCAGAACTGATACTGGCATACCTTCATTGTACTACGAGCGTAGCAGTTAAGACTGCTCGAAGTCCCACTTAATGTGCCATGCCTCAAGTGGTCGTCCAGTCACAGGCAGTAGCATGCCCCATGAGAGCATCCCACCCGGGAGCATCAGCACCGTGTGATACCCACGGCGGAACTGCACCCCGTACACCAGGCCGGGGACGGCTAGCTCATCGTCGCATCGCCAGAAATAAGCCAGCCGAACCCCGGCCAGGCCACCAGTGGCCGCCTGCTCCAGGTAATCGGCCAGGCAGCCTCCGGGGGTCCGTGCAGCCAGATCCAGGACCTGGCTGTCGCTCGCATAAACACCGGTCGCCGCCAGCAGATGCTCAGCGATAGCGACCGGCCCGCACACCGGCAGATCATGCAGCCCGTACCCCGGCAGGGCCAGGGCAGGCTGCTTCTTCGGCAGCGGTTTCAGGTGGTTCCGTGCCCGCGCCTGAGCGGCCCGTCCCGAAGCAGCCCACCGCAGCGAAGCCTGCCGCTCGTTCCTGGTCCGCGGAGGTGGCTTACCGGTCTGCGCGATAGCAGCAGCACGCGTCGCTGCCTGGGATGAGCGACCGACTGCCGCCCACTTGTGGGAAGCTGCCTGCTGCGCTTTCGTGCGCTTATGCTTCGGGTGTTTCACCGGCACCTCCCCTGCTACCAGTGATCCTACCCTCGCCGGGTGCAGCGCGCCAGGTAATCGGAGTACGAAGCTACCCATTGCAGCGCAGCCGCGTACGCCTGTGAGGGAGTCATGTCCCGGCGGGCCCCGAGGTACGCGGCCAGCAGGAGACTGGCGTTGCGCATCCTCGCGGCCCGCTGTTCATCAGGTGACATTTTGATGTTCCCGTGGTTTCTCTGCCTCAAGAGTCTTGCTTTTTGTTTTTCCGTGCCTTATTCTGGCGTTGGACCAGTCTGCTCGTCCTCGCCGTAGTCTTCGACTTGGCCCGGGAAAGCAGCCCGAATTTCCTGCTCCAGGTCGTACGGAAGCGCTTCCCGCCCAGTGCGACGATCCAGCGCCCGGCGCATCAGGTTCTCCGCGAGTTTCATGTCTTCGGTATCCAGGAGCACCTCGATCCGGCGGATACGTGCGGTCGGTACTGTCTCCCCGCTGTCGGCGTCGGTGGTGACTTTCTTCCCGTCCAGGATGCAGATGCACACGTGGAGTTTCTTCGGATCCCGGATCAGGTCCGAGATGATCGCGGACAAGCCGTTACCGTCACCGTCAGGCAGACGCCCGGAAACGCTTACTGTCATGGATGTTTCCTTCCAGTTAGGTGGTTACGATGTCGATCGACCGTTCAGACCACATAGGACTGCTCCGCTGGATACTGATCATCGCGGCGATCGTTTTCGGTGCGCTGTGGTTTCTTGCGACGGTAGCCACGGGATTCTCTATACCCGACTGGGTTCCGCCGACGGGGTTCCTGTGCCTGGTCGTCGCGGTCGCGATGCCGTAGGCAGAGTTCCTGATACTGTATCAACCCCTCCGTCTGTTGTACCGACATTGTAGCAGGTAGTCGTGTCAGAAGGGAGGGTTTTATGCCAGCTCGCCGTAAAATCGGGCCCCTGGAACGAGCAGTCCGGCGTGATCTCAAGACCTTCCCCGAGTCCGTAGCGGCCGGGACAGTCGCCCAGTCGATGCTAACCTTGGCGGCGGAGGCTGACGGGCGTTCACTGGAACCCCGCGACCTCGCACAGGTCCTCCGCGAGCTGCGGTTGTGCACCGCGCAGCTCCGCGAGATGGCACCACCCGGAGCTGAGGGAGACAAGATCGATGAACTTCGCAAGAAGCGCGAGGAACGGCTGATGCGGGAGCACGGCTGATGAGCACCCCGCAGGACCCGATGACCATGCTCGCCACGGGCGCAGCGGCGCAACACGAGATTTTCATGGCATACGTCGCGGCCGGTTTCACCCGCCCCGAAGCGCTGTCCATCATCATCGCGATGATCACCACGCACATCAGCATGCCCAGCCCGGAAGAGTAACCTCGTGGCCATGCCCGCGTACGACGACGAACCCGTCTACGGCAACCAGCGCCCCAGGATCTGCTCGGTGCCGAGGTACCACTCGGACGCGACCGGGCTGGAATGCATCGAGTTCTGCAAGTCGGTCGGGTTCGACTACGACCCGTGGCAGTCGTGGTCACTGAAAGAATCCCTCGGCACCCGGGAGAACGGCACGTGGGCGGCGAAAGAAGTAGCCGACGTGCTGTCCCGGCAGAACGGGAAGAACGCCATCGTGGAGGGGCGGGAACTGTTCGGCTTGTTCGAGCTGTCAGAACCGCTTATCATCCACACCGCCCACGAGTTCAAGGCGTCCAACGAGCATTTCCTGCGGCTCCGTGACCGTATTAAGGGCTGTGAGGAACTAGACCGCCGGGTCAAGTCCATCATCACGTCCCACGGTGAAGAGGCCGTGTCGCTGCGCCCGGCGTCGTCGCTGATTTTCGGTTCGCATGCGAAACTGGTCCGCAAGTCAGTCGCACCCAGGCTGCGGTTCCTCGCCCGGTCCCGTGGTTCAGGCCGGTCGTTCACGTGTAACTGCCTGGTCTGGGACGAGGCGATGATCCTGACGACCGACCAGGTGGGCGCGTCGATGCCCACCATGTCGGCTGTGCCGAACCCGCAACTGTGGTATCTCGCGTCAGCCGGTTATCCTGACTCCACCCAGCTCGCTTCTGTGCGACGTAGGGGGATCCGCGGTGACGACGACCGGCTCGCTTATTTCGAGTGGTCGATCCGCCCGCACAACGAGATGTGCCCGCGGGATGAGCGTAAGGGCCGCAGGTCCAACCAGTTCATCCTCTGCGACCAGCACGACGACCGGGATGACATCGCATCGTGGGCGAAAGCGAACCCGGCGCTGGGTTACCGGATCAGCGTGGAGCACGTCGCGTGGGAACTCGACTCGATGCCTGACGACGCTTTCAACGTGGAACGTCTAGGGGCCGGTCACTGGCCCACCGACGAAGAGGGCTGGCTCGTCGTTTCCGAGGACCAGTGGAACGCATGCGAGACCACCGTCATGGGCGGCACCGTCACACCAGTGTGTTTCGCTGTGGATGTTACACCAGACCTGACCGCGGCGTGCATATCGGTGGCGTGGCAGCGCCCATCGGACGGGCTGATCATCGTGGAGATCCCGAAGGACTGCTTCCGCCCCGGCACAGGATGGGTGATCCCCCGGCTCATCGAGCTGAGACGCAAATGGCGTCCGCTGGGTATCGCAGTCCCGAAGACAGCACCCGCGTCGGCGCTGATAGACGACGGTGAGAACAAGGGCCTGGAATTCCTCAAAGCCGGTGCTTCCGAGGAAGCGCAGGCGTTCACGCAGATCGTCACAGCTATCCGGGATAAAAGACTCGGGCACCTCGGCCCCGACGAAGCCCCCTACCTGCGGTCTTCCGTGGCCCGGGCTGAGACCAGGGACATTGGTGACGGGATGCGCGGCTGGTCCAGGAAGAACACCGCCAGTGATATCACCCCGCTGACCTCCGCTACGCTGGCCCACTGGTGTTTCAACAAGTTGCGCCGCAACTACAACCCCGTGCGGAGCATCGGATGAATTCAGAGCTGGGCGATGAGGACATCTTCCGTCTCAAGAGTTCCCTGGCCAAGGGTGACGGGAACCATTACTACGGTGACGGTGGCACCATCCACGGGACAGGTCACGTGGATGTGGAGATTGACCCGGACACAGGGGAAGTTGTCTCGGTATGGTTCCGGTGCCTCAACCTGCCATTCAAGGTTTTCAGCCGCCCTGACCCCGCGAGGATCAACCCCGATACTGAGATACACGGGATCGAGTACCGCGAAAGAGGCGAAGCGACACCATGATTTCGACGTGGACGACCACGCGTGGGACCATTCCGTGGGTACCCGCAACCGGTGAGCATCCCAAGCCGCTGGGCAGGAACCTGTACCACGACTCGCGGAACCGGATGTACCCGTGGGTGCGGAACCTCCCGGCTGAGATGCTGAAAACCCAGCTGTGGCCCCGTCACATCCCCATCCTGGATCAGGGGCACGTCGGTTCCTGCACCGGGAACGAGCAAGTCGGTGCGCTGGGTACGGGGGCTATCTTCGACGCACTACCCGCCGGGCACATGAGCCTGGACGAGAACCTGGCGCTGCACATCTACTCGTTCGCTGAGACCATCGACGGGGATGGTCCCTACCCTCCCAACGACAACGGGTCCAGCGGGCCATCGGTCGCGCAGGTCGCGAAGAACATGGGACTCATCTCCGGGTACCAGCACTGCTTCTCCGTAGCCGACGTGCTTGACGCACTGGAAACCGGGCCGGTGGGGATCGGGTCGAACTGGTACGACTCGATGGACCGCCCCGACCGGTCGGGGCTTGTCACTGTCAGCCCTGGCGCGAGCATACGCGGCGGCCACGAATACCTGTGCCGCGGTAAAGACGTCGCCAAGCAGCTGGTGTACCTGGATAACTCCTGGGGTGAAGGCTGGGGCGCGGGCGGTTCGTTCACGTACAGCTTCGGCACGCTGGAACGTCTCCTCGCCGAGCAGGGCGACGCGACCGTGTCCCTCCCGCTGAACGTCCCCGTCCCGCCCCCGGTACCGGTCCCGCCGGTCCGGAACGCCGACGACGTGGCGTTCGCGAAGGTACTGCACCCGTGGGTGCTGCTGCATCACATCGGCGGGAACGGCAAGGCATCCAGGGCCGCCGAGATCTGGCTGGAAAACAAGGAACTCTAGGAGGATCATGGGCGGCGACGACTGATGGCAACCGTAACCAGGCCGCTGTCATCTGTACCCGTCGAAGCGATCGCTGAGCACGCCGACCGGGTACGGCCCAGCCTGATCATCATCGCGATGATCACCGCGTTTTTCTTCGGGGTCGGCTGGACGATCGGCGCGTCGTGGCGCGGTGTCGTGTTCTGCTGCCTCGCCATCCGGTACGGGTACCGGGCTGGCGCGCACGTACCGGTGGAGAAGCCGGAACCTGAACCGAAGCGCAGGATGCGCCCAGGGCCTGGTGGCACCATCATCGAAGAGTGACCACAGGTGGGAGAGCGCGCCGATCCCTACTCGCGCTCCTGCCCGGGGTACCTGAGGGTCAGTGCGGGCTGGTATAACCCAGCCCCAATCCGGGCGGCGGTGACTAGTACGTCCCACCCGCGTAGTGCCCCCTCCGCTTGTGACGGCGGACCGCACCCGTTCCCTCCGTTTAAAAAGCTTCGGGATACGTGCGTACCTATACAGGCGGGGGCCTGAAGCTGGGCCACCCTGACGCCCGCTAAAGCTGAGGGCGACCCAGCCAGATCATCGTAGCACAAACCTACCCGGAGGGAAGGGACCAGATGGGCCTTGTCGACCGGGTACGTGAAAGCCGCCACGAGGAACGCACCATTGGTGGCGTGCCGTGGCGTCCCTGGACTAACCCGTTCATGCGGTTCGACGCCGGTGGACCCACCCACCCGTCCCGGTCGTTCTACGGTGCTGACGAGGCGCTGCGCCTGGTCCCTCTGTATGCGTGCGTCCGGCTGATAGCCGAGTACGTCAGTTCCCTGCCGTTGAAGATTTACATCGCTGACGGCGACGGGAACAAGCAGGTGTGGATGGGGCCGTCGATTTTCGATGACCCCGCCCCGTCCACGAACATCATGGACTGGCTGTACGAATGCCTCACGTCCTTGTTGTTGCACGGCAACGCCTGGGGTTACATCCTCGGGCGTGACGGTTACGGATACCCGACGCAGATCCAGTGGATGCCAGCGGATATGGTCACCGTCATCGATGACGAGGTGGGCCCGTTCAACCCGCTGAACTCCCGGGTGTACTTCTACGGCCGGTTGATGCAGCGGGAAGAGTACTTCCACATCAAGGCGTTCAGCCTCCCCGGCAGGACTGAGGGGATCAGCCCGCTGCGCGCATTCGCGATGACGATCATGAACGGTGTCGAGGCGACCAGGTACGGGACCGACTGGTTCCGTGCTGGCGGGTTCCCCCCGGGTACGTTCAAGAACAACGAGATCGAGATAAACCCCGAGGACGCCGCTGAGATCCGGTCGATGCTGAACACGTCGATCCGCAGGCGCGAGCCCTTGGTTTATGGCCGCGATTGGGATTACCACCCGGTAACCGTCCCGCCGAGCGAAGCGCAGTTCATCGAGGCGATGCAGATGAACGCCACACAGCTCGCCGCGGTTTACGGGCTCCCACCGGACAGGGTGGGTGGCAAGCGCGGGGACTCGCTCACCTATTCCACCGTGCAGCAGGCAGCGTTGCAGATCATCGAAGCGCTACGCCCCTGGCTGGTGCGGTTGGAGACAGCGTTCGAGAAGCTGCTGCCGCAGCGCCGCACCGCACGGTTCTTCGCTGACGCACTACTGCGGACCGACCTGCAAGAACGCGCCTCGATCTACAAGATCTGGCGTGACATCGGGTTCAAGTCGGTGGATGAGATGCGCGAATCCGAAGATCTGGGCCCGCTGCCGAACCAGGTGGGGTCGGACAACATCCCGCTGGATGCGATCATCGCGATGGCCCGGTCCACCCGGGCGATCCCGAACACGCTGCTGCCGCAGGTCACGTTGGAACAGCGTCTGCTGTACGAGTACCTTCAGTCTCTCGCCGCCGGCCAGGAACCTTCGGGTCTGCCACCGGGTGCAGGTCAGGCTATCGGTCAGGGTGCCGGGAATGCACCCCTGGCGGTCGACGTACCGGGTGCGCTTGGCGCGAACGAACCGACAAGCGCCGGACCGAACGGTGGCACTGGTGGCGGTGGCACTGGTAGTGGCGGGTTCCAGCCGCCGAACGTGCTCCAGCAGATCGTCAAGGACATGCTGTCCGTACGTAAGAACGAAGACGGGGAAGAAAGCATACCCCCTGAAATCCTCACACAGATCGTCGCCGCGGTCCGCAAAGCGGAACGTGACGAGGCACTGGGCCCCGAGTTTGTGGGCCCGTGGATTCCGCCCGGTCAAGCCGCCCACACAAGCCGTAACGGCATTAACGGGCGTGGTCACTAGAAAGGTCCCTCACATGGCTGAACTCAGCTCCGCCGCGGTCAACGACCTCCCGGACAGCGCATTCGCTTTCATCGAGCCCGGCGGTATGAAGGACGCCCAGGGCCGGACTGCGCCACGGAGCAAGCGGCACTTCCCCGTCCACGACGAGGCGCATGCGCGGAACGCCCTGTCCCGCGCATCTCAGTCCCCGTTCGGTAAGCAGGCCATGCCGAAGATCATGTCGGCTGCGCGTAAGTTCGGTATTAAGCCGACCGCTGTGCAGCGGGCATTCGCCGGTATGGAACCGGACAACACTGCGTTCCCTGAGCGGCGTTTCACTCGGTTCCCCCTGGAGCTACGCGCTGACGCGGCCGGGTCTGACCCGCAGCACATCTGGGGTTACGCGGCATGCTTCGGGAAGCTGTCCCGCAGGCTTGGCGGGTTCGTGGAGCAGGTCAACCGGAACGCTTTCGATGAGTCGAAGCAGGACGGGTGGCCAGAAGTGGTATGCCGGTATAACCACAAGGATGACGCGCTTTTGGGTACCACGTGGGCGCGGACCCTGTCGCTGAGCATTGACGACACGGGCCTGATGTACGACGTGGAACCACCGCAGTCACGCCGGGACATCCTGGAGTACGTGCAGCGCGGTGACATCCGGCACTCGTCGTTCGCTTTCCGGGTTTTCCCCGGTGGCGATGAGTGGGGTGTTTCGGAGTTCGACTACCCGATGCGGACACTGCACGCGGTGCAGCTCATCGACGTAGCCCCGGTTCTGGACCCGGCGTACCCGGACGCTACCGCAGCCGCACGTGCGATGGACGGCGCGGTCCGTTCACTGTCCGAGTGGGTCCAGGCAGAACCGGACGAGGTCCGGGAACGCCTGGTGGAGAACCGCGCGATGGACTTCTTCAAGAGGACCGACAACATCGGCCCTGCACGGAAGACCAAGCCGCAGGAGCGCAAGAAGACCCTCACGGGTGCGCTCGCCATGCTGGACCTGCTGGACAACGCCGAAGACCCCTACGTCGACACCGAGTGAGATGCGCAGCTGGCGCTGCCCGAACTGCGGGCATCTCCAGTGCATGCCACCCGCGGGCAAATGCCCGATGTGCGGCAAACATAGAAACCGCAAGGCTGAGACACCGTGGCCTTGCGGGCCGGGCGCGAATAATAAGACGCCAGGCTAGAACGGTGTACAACTAAATAGTGTCACCGAGGCCGTAGCCGATCCTCCTTGGGTCGCGGACGGAGCCGGTTCTTAACAGATCCGTCCGTAGCAGTAAGGAGGGCCAGTCATGGCCAGTGAAGTCGCCAAGCGGCTTCGTGACCGGCGACTCGGCGTGTGGAACGAGGCGAAGAAGATCGCCGAGGACGCAGCCGCTGAGAACCGGGCGTTCACCCCTGAGGAGCAGGGTAAGTGGGACGCGATGCAGGAAGAGATGCGCACCCTCGACACGAGGATCGGCGCAGTTCTCGACACCGAGAAGCGCGCCAAGCAGGCCGACGACGCGTTCAACGACCTTGAGGGTCGCCCGCGTCAGGGTGAGGGTCAGCCCGCACAGTCGGACATGGCCGCTGAGGTCCGCAAGTGGGCACGCGGCGAAGATGGCGCATCGCGGGCACTGGAGATCCGGCGTCAGGCTGGTGGCCCGGTTAACTACCGGACCCTGGTGACCACGGGCACCGCATCCTCGGTTATCCCGACCGATTTCTACGACCAGCTGATCGCCCACCTCATTGAGGTTTCCGGCGTGATGCAGTGCGGACCCACGGTCCTGAACACCGGTGGCGGCGAAACGCTCCAGGTGCCGAAGACCACCGCACACTCCACCGCAGCCTCCGCTGCGCAGGCCGGTCTGATTCCCTCAGCCGACCCGACGTTCTCGATGCAGCCGCTCTCGGCTTACAAGTACGGCATCCTCTTGCAGGTCGCCCGCGAGCTGATCGATGACACCGCAGTGGACCTGCTCGGATATCTTGCTATGCAAGCGGGCCGGGCGCTTGGTAACGCGTTCGGTACCGACCTGGTAAACGGGACCGGCACCTCGCAGCCCGCAGGTATCGTCACTACCGCTACGACTGGCGTCACCGGTGCAACCACCGGTGTTTCCGGCGCTCCGTCGTACGCGAACCTGGTCGACTTGGAGTACAGTGTTATCGCGCCGTACCGCCAGTCCCGCAGCTGCTACTGGCTGGCGGCTGACAAGACCATCGGTGGTTTCAGGAAGATCACCGACACCACAGGCCGCCCGATCTGGGAGCCGTCCGCGGTTCTCGGCTCGCCGGACCTGCTTCTGGTGGCTGACCCGTTCATGCCCGCGCAGGCGACCTCCGCGAAGGCCATCGCTTTCGGTGACTTCTCGCAGTACTTCGTGCGGCTAGTCGGCGGGGTCCGTTTCGAGCGTTCGGACGACTTCGCCTTCGGCACCGACCTGGTGACCTTCAGGGCCATCCTCCGCGGTGACGGCACATTGGTCGACAGGACTGGTGCGATTAAACTCTATGTCGGGGCAGGTACCTGATCCGATAGAGTCGACGTGGTATCCTTCTGGGGTGGGCAACTACCCCAGAAGGAGCTACGGTGCCGCGCCAGAATTTCGATGATCCGAAGTACACCCGCATCTGTGAAGTATGCGGGGAACCGTTCCAGCAGAAGCGGGTGGGTCAACGGACCTGTTCGCTACCGAAGACCTGCCGTGCCCAGCTACCGCACAATACAGGCGGCATGCGCATCAAGGCTGGGCTGGAGTCACGTATCTGCCAGAACCCTGAGTGCAGCCGGGAGTTCCAGCCTGTACGTGAGAGTCAGGTTGCCTGCTCGCGAAACTGTCTCATTAAGTGCCCAAGCTACAGGGCTTCGCAGAAAACCTACTGGTCATCGCCTGGACGCAAGGAATCCAGCAACAGGCGTCGTCGGGTCGGTGAGTGTTCCGATCCTGACTACCGCAGGTTCCTGAACTTGCGGATGAACCTGAAGCGTAGCGGCACGACGGTCACATGGGATGAGTTCGTGACGTGGCGTGCCCGGCAGGATGGTACCTGCAAAATCTGCGGTCGGCAGGTGAACGGCAAGTCCGCACATACCGATCATGATCATGTGACCGGCAGGCTACGCGACCAACTCTGTGATAACTGTAACCAAGGTCTAGGTTGCTTCAAGGACGACCCGGACCTGCTACGCGCCGCGGCGAAGTACATCGAACGGCATCGCTACAACTCAATATCTTGACACCTTTCTCCGGGGTGGGTACCGGGCAAATTCTTTCCGAAGATGTCCAGCCACCACGAGAGGAGGATTGATGGATGAGTATGTAGAAATCGAGGTTAGGGTACATTTCAGCAAGGGTGGCCCGCTACGTGAGCGGACTCCCGAAGATGAAGAAGTGCGTCGTATCACACAGAACAAACAACGGCGCATTTACGAGCTGGAGAGTAAGCTAGAAGACACCGGCAGCCTCAGTGCTGTCGAGGTCTACGAACTTACAGAACTCAAGTCTGACCTGGAAGGATGTTAGATGTCATCGTGGACTGAGCCGTCGACTAGTTTCAGCGGCGCTACTGTCACCGGACCCACCGGTGCCGCAGGTACCTACGGGCCTGTCTCCAACGGAAGCACTGTAAATCACGAGCGTGTACTGAACTCGCACGCGGTACAGATCGTATCCACTAACCCGGGTACCTTCGTAACCGGCCATGCTGGTCTGGAAGGTTCCCTGGATGACGTGAATTTCTATCCGCTGATCGGATCTCAGCAGGTGACAGACGGCACAGTGCTACTGGTCGTACAAAACGAACCTGCGCAGTTCGTTCGTGCAACGTTCGCTGCGTACAGTCCTTCATCTACGGCTGGAGTAGCGACGGTTACTGCGCTCGTAGTGGGTCAGTAACGAATGAGCAACAAGCGCAAGCTGAAGGTGGCTGATGCGGGGACCGCGGAACGGTGTACGTCCTGCGGTCGCCGTGTCGGCGCTCACGCTGATGCTTTGCGTTTGCGTACGGGCCAGGTGATCTGCCCGCGTTGCCGCCAGAACGGGGAGCTTCCCCGGCTGACGTGCGGGCATTACGCGCTACCTGGGACGCTGGTCAGTTCGGACAGCGATGATCTATCAACGATGCAGTGCCCGCGCTGCTCGCCGGTGGCGGGTAAGTTCGGTTCTGCACGGTTCGGCCTGCCCCAGCGGGGGCAGTAGGACTCTGGCGGCACCGGCGGGGACAGCGGGAACCCGCCGGTGCCGCCAGTAAAAGGTAAACAACATTAAGGAGCCCGACATGGCAGGTACTAACCAGCCGTCGCAGCAGCCGGTCAAGGGCGTTCAGTCCAGTGCCTACTCGGGCACGCGTTCCGGTAACGACCCGACGACTGAGCCGGGCCAGTACCCACCGGCTAGTGACGGCGGGATTTTCGGTGGCCCTCTTCCCACTGGCACTGGTGCCCCTGGTACCAGCGGTGGCGCTGGCGGTGGCGACATGACGACTGAGCCGGGTCAGCTCACCGATGGGCTGACTGGTCTTTCTGATTCTGACATCAGCAACACGGGTGCGCCTGGCACGTCGACTTCACCGGGTAGCGGTGGGGGCGGCTCGTCGGTTACGTACACCAAGCCTGGTTCTCACCTGTCGGGTACGTACCAGTCCGAGGTCAGCTCTGAGAGG